GACCCATCGCTCAAGGCCAACGATGCAATGCTTGCTCCCAAGGTGGGAGGTGCTGTGCCTCCTGGCGGACGCGATCCATTAAATCAAGAGAATGGCACACTGCCAATGGACGGCTCCAGAGAGGTTCAAGACGCTGCTGGACTATTTCTGGAAGGCGACCTAGAGCACAAACGTGGTGACGTGGAATTTACGGACAAGGAGCTTCACCAGCAGGCAATTGCCGCAGCAAAGAGCAAATTCAAGACGTGGCCCAGTGCAGTGGCGGGAGCCTATGTGACGCGCAAGTACAAGGAGCTATACAAGCGCAAGCACGGCTCCATGGAAAAAGCTTTCAAAGGCAAGAAGACCACTGCCGAGTATTTCAAGGAAGATGCAGAAGCAATCAAGGCAAGCGGTTTGGTGCTTGGCGGCGTTGACGAAGCTGCGCTCATTTCTGAAGAGGACATTGCCGAGGCCCTGCAGCAATGGAAAGCAGAGGCTCCAGCCCAGTTCAAAGAGCTGCTAGAGGCTGACAATGCTGAATGATCTGAGCGGACTATCTCAAGCAGTGCTGACTACAAGGCTGGACGCTGCATGGGCTTACGACCAACGAACTGGCCGCTACCGCAACGAGAAAGGCAGGTTTATGAGCCAGAAGGCCGTTGAAGCCCTGGTGGATGGCCGCATTGGCAAGCTCGACACTACGCTCAGGGGCGTTACAAAGATGATGGCCGATGGCAGCATCACGCTGGAGCAATGGCAAGGCAGCGTCAGGGAAGCTATCAAGGCAGCTCACATTCAGGCAGCAATCATTGGCCATGGCGGAAAGGACAGCATGGGCAGTGTCGAATATGGCCGCATTGGTCAAAGGCTTCGTGCAGAATACGCTTACCTACAGGGCTTTGCTAATGACGTTCTGGCTGGCCGCATTAGTCCTGCCATGGCTGTTGCTAGGGTCAGCTTGTATGCTGAAAGCGTACGTGGCTCTTACTGGCAGGGTCTGGAGCTTCGCAAGCAAGCGGAAGGGTACGGACTAATGCGCCGCATCCTCGACCCACAGGCTCAGCACTGCGCTGATTGCCCAGCCTTCGCAGCTCGCGGCCTTGTCCCCATCGGCACCCTTCCCATGCCAGGGCAGCGTTGTCAATGCAGGGCACGGTGCAAATGCCGAGTGGAGTTCTACCGTCAGCAAGCGCCTAATGCTCCCGTGTGAAGAGGCCCTAGTATCTAGCGAGCTTCTTTCTTTCAGTGACACGAATCCTCTACTGCGGAGACGTTGGCGTACAGACGGGCTTCGGCAGGGTGGCCGAATATCTCATTCCCGCCCTCGCTAAAGATCATGACGTGTTTGCACTGTGCGTCAATCATCACGGGGACCCTTCCCCAATGCAGCAGCATTGTCAGATGTTTCCGGCGATGGCACATGGCTCCGACCCATTCGGTTCCCATCGCATTGCTGAACTGGTGCAAACCATTCAGCCTGACGTGGTGTTTATTGTCAATGACATTTGGGTGGCGGTCACGCTTGTTGACAAAATTGAGCCACTGAAGGAAAAGCTCGGCTTCAAAACCTGCGTCTACACGCCTATCGACTCCTACGGTCTATTCCCTGAGCTACTTCCCGCTCTGAACAAATGGGACAAGCTCATCACCTACACAGAGTTTGCGAAGGGCGAGATTGAAAAGATGGGCTACGAGCGTCCGATTGGCGTTGTGGGCCATGGCACGGACTTTACCAAGTTCTTCCCCATTGACAAGCAGCAATGCCGGAAGGATGTTGGCGTGCCGGAGGATGTATTCATTGTATTCAATGGCAACAGGAACCAGCCGCGTAAGCGCATCGACCTGACCATCAAGGGCTTTATCAAGTTTGCAAAGGACAAGCCTGATGCTCGCCTGTGGCTCAACATGGGAGCCAAAGATATGGGCTGGGAACTGATCCCTTTGTTCAAACGTGTGGCTAGGGACGCAGGCTACGACCCTGCGGGCAAGCTCATTCTCACCAGCCCCAATTTTTCCACGCATAACTGTCTTCCCATTGAGCAGCTCAACAAGGTGTATAACGCAGTGGACGTGGGCATCAACACTTGTCTGGGCGAGGGGTGGGGCTTGGTCAACACTGAACATGCCGCTACTGGCCGCCCGCAGCTAGTGCCAGACCACACAAGCCTGAAGGAAATCTTTAGCGACGTGCCTCGCATTCGCATTGAAAGCTGGGAAACCGACAGGAACTATGGACTGGAGCGCGGGCAAGTATCGCCCGATCACCTTGCCGAACTGCTCACGGAATACTACGAAGATCGAGACAAGATGAACGATGATGGCGCGTGGTGCTATTCACGCATTCATGAGGACCAATTCTCTTGGGAGAATGTCACTGACAAGATGCTCGGCTATATCAATGAATTGCTCAAGCCTGTCGTTGCGGTTTCTGAATTCAAAGGTTTTGGCGCTCCAGTGAAGGTGAATTGATCATGCAAGTTTCGCAAATCTTTCTGACTGATGAAGGCGGCAAAGAACTGCCTCCTGCGCTGCAGCAATTGACAAGCACAGTTCAACAGGGCTTTCCTAGTGCGGACTATGTTCGCTACAACAACGAAACACTGAGAGAGTTCATCGTTGAGCATTTCGGGGGCGATGTTGTCAAGGCTTATGACGGCCTCCGCTCCTATTCCAACAAGGCTGACCTTGGCCGTTATTGCATCCTCTATGCGGTTGGTGGCTGGTATTTTGACATTGCCATTAGGCTCCATTCACCTGTAGAGCTTGCCGACCGCATTGACTTTCTTGCGTTCCGCGAGATTCAGAAGTTTACTGGCACTTGCTGGGCGTGCATGACTGCAGTGTTGTTTTCCAAGCCGGGTAATCCTGCGCTTCTGAATGCCATTGATCAAGTGGTGGAGAATTGGCAAGACAGGTACTATGGCATCACGCCATTGTCCCCTACTGCTACTCCCGTGCTAGGGCAAGCATTGGCAAAAAATGGTGAGCAGGCATCGTTTGTCTATGGCGACTTCCTGCAGCTAACGCCCACCCACCAAAAACACAACACTGCTTTTGTTCTGCCTGACGGAACTATTCTCGCTTGGGGCAAGCCTGCGGGAGGTGGCGACCTGTCTGCTTTTGGAGCCAAAGGTACGAACAACTACAATCAACTCTGGCAAGATCGGCAGATTTACCAATGAAATACTTTCTGGACTTTGGCACTCACTACTTAGACAATGGCGGGAAGTATTCAGATTGCGAAAGCGGCTTGCTTACGTTTGAAAAGCAACTATTTTTTGGCAAGGAGCCTCCCTATGACTGGCATGTTCTCACGTTTGAGCCGTCTGCTCATGCAGTACAGGCAAATAAGTCCGCCATTCCCTCCATTGAAAAACGCTTTCTTTCGTTTCAGGCTTTTCATGCTGCTATTGGCACAGAAAATGCCCTAGTCACTTTCAAGTGGCTGCCTGGTTATAGCGCTGCGTCTACTTGCGTGATGGAGCCACTGGCGGAAATCGAGCGGCATCAATGCCAAGATCTTTACGTGGAGTCGATGGACGTAAAGCGAGTGGTGCAAGAAATCATCGACGCGGACGACGAAGCGACCATCTATATCAAGTGCGACATTGAAGGAGCAGAGTTTACTGTATTGCCGCGTTTACTGGAAGTCGAAAACGTGGGGCAATGGGTGAAAACAATTTATGTTGAGTGGCATGATCGCTTCTGGCAAGGTAAGCCACGTCACAACGAGATTCTGCAGACCAAGGCTACGATTGTGGAAGACTGCGCCAAGTCAAAGGTGGCGCTTTATGACTGGGTGTGACAATGGCTGACAAAAAGCAGCAAGCCAAGATTCGTCGCGTGATGCGCGAGTTCAAGAGCGGCAAGCTCAAAAGCAGCAGCGGAGAGGCCGTAACAAGTCCTAAGCAAGCTCTCGCCATTGCCCTCTCAGAAGCTGGCGTGTCGCGCAAGCCCAAAAAGGACATGGGCGATGAATACTACATTGCTTTCATGGAAGAGCTTGGCGGAGGCGATGAGGATGATGAAGAAGACGGCAGGGGCGACTCTGAATCATTTTCCCCTCCATCGTCTGTTCGCTCTGCTGCTCGCAGAGGGCTGGAGCTGCGCAAGAAGCACGGTAAAGGTGGTCTGACCACGCAAGAGGCAGGCAAGCAAGGCATTGGCAGTGGCGTGGCCAGGGCAACAAGCTTGGCCAATGGAGAGGCAGTGAGCTACGAAACGATCAAGCGCATGGCGGCATTCTTCTCTCGGCACGAAAAGAACAAGAGCGGAGGCGAGGATGATGCTGGCCGAATCGCTTGGTTGCTCTGGGGATCGGACGCGGGTAGGGCGTGGGCAAGTCGCATCATTAAGATGGTTGAGAGTCGCCGCAAAAAGCAATGAACGAGCACGTTCACACGATGGAAGACGAGGATGATGATGGCATTGGCATCATGCAAGCCCTCTCCATCCTGTCGGCGCATGAGCATCGAGACACTCCCCATTGGCGGCTAGTTGAGCAGCAGCATTTCAAAAATGGGCGGCACGACGAAACCCACATGTTCGTGGAGAACTACTACGAGAAGCCGCACGAAGACTACGTGCCTGTGAAGATGCTGGTGTTTGAAGCGGAGGCTATTGCCAAGGCGTATGTCATGGCTGGCGTGGAAAGCCAGGTGAGGGCAATCAGGGGTCAGGGTATGGACGATGATGACGACGATTGAGCATCAACGACATAACTAGGTATCCCTAAAAACCAAAGCACGGAAAGGGTGTAAAGTCCGCTAAGTGTTGCCAATTGCACTGCGGATGGTTCTGTTTCGGCTCTTTCCATGCGGCAATAAGTGGAAGCTCCTATGTGCAGCTCTTTGGCAACGTCACGCTGACTGAGCCCGCTATTAAGGCGGGCTTCTTTCATTCTTTCCGCAACGACTAGCTTGCGCTGGTGATGGGGCATCCGTGCAGCGCTAATTGTGCTGCTAACTAGGTAGCGCATGGTGTTTCATCTCTGGCACAAGAATTGCAGTATAGACAGCTCCATTCGTTAGTGTTGTTTCATGAGCGAAACTTCTTTTCGTTACGACGTATCCCCCATTGACAAGTACGAGGTGACGCCGGAAGGCTACCTTCGTGCTTGGGCGACCATTGCGCGTACTGGTGTGCAACTGTACACTGACGCCGATGGCTCCATTCGCAAGGAATACCGTCCAGCGGAAGAAGTTGGCTCGGGAGAAAGTCTTGCTTCATTTGCGGGCAAGGCAATCACGTTTGAACATCCATCAGTTCTTCTTGATAGCTCCAATACCAAGGACTATCAGATTGGCTTCACTGGTACGGACATTGTTTATGACAACGGCTTTGTCCGTGCTGTCATGACGATTACTGACAGGGAAGCCATTGAGAAGATTCTGCGGAAAGATGTTCAAGAGGTGAGCGCGGGCTACAGAGTTGAATACGACTCGACACCTGGCGTTACCGACGACGGCGAGCACTATGACGGCGTTCAACGCTCAATTAGTGGCAATCATGTGGCCGTTGTCAGGCGTGGCCGCGCAGGCCCGCAAGTGAAGCTGCATCTTGATCGCCTTGATGCGGCAAATCCAACCCTACTCAATTACGAGGAACCATCTATGACTGCGAAAGTCAATTTCGATGGCGCTGAGTTTGAGGTGAGCGAAAGCGTTGCGCTGGCGGTCACCAAAGAACGAGAGGATGCCAAGAAGTCTTACGAGGACATGAAGAAGATGTACGACGGCATGATGTCGGAAGCGTCCAAGATGAAAGAAGAAATGGACGCAATGGAGAAGGAGATGAAAGGGAAGATGGACGCTGCCGAAGGCCGCGCCGACGCCCTTGCTCAAGAACTTGAAGCCGCCAAGGCTGATCTTGAGGCCGCCAAGCAAGTGAACGTTGATTCGCTTGTAGACGAGCGCATCGCTCTCATTGACAAGGCTCGCACCACTCTGGACAGCGAGTTTGACTTCTCTGGCAAGACTGCTCGGGAAATCATGGAAGCCTCCATCAAGGCTGTACGTGGCGATTCTGACCTGTCGGAGCGTTCCGACGATTACGTGATGGCCATGTTCGACACCCTGTCGGAAACCGCCCGCAAGGATTCGGCTTCGACTGACAACCTCCGCAAGGCCGTGGCTTCTATCGCCGCGCCTGTGGCTGCACCGTCTTCCTATATGGAGCGTCTGCAGAACGGCTGGAAAACCCCCCTTTCCGTTACTAAGGAGAAGCGCTGATCATGGCCGTCACCTTCACTCAAACTGCAACTGGCGTCACTGGTGGCGTGCAGCAGGCTTATGCCCTGCAGCATGATCCCCTGCTGGAAGGCCAGCTTTCCGACATGCGCGACAACACCATTGGCACCTATGTCAATGAAACTGGCGCCGTGCTTGCTTTCGGCAATGTGCTCACCTATGCAAGTGGTGGCACTGTTGACAACTCTGCTCAGACCATCTCTGGCACCACTGCTCCCGTAGTGGGCGTCAATATCCTCACTTATATTGACGAGACTGCCGAAGATGCCAACAGCCGTCCTGGCGTGAAAGCCAATCAGGCTCTTAACGTCATGAACGAAGGCGCCGTGGCCGTCTACGTGCATGGTTCTGTCACCCCTGCCTCGGCTGTGCGCGTGATTCACACTGCTACTGGCGTCAAGTATGCCGGTCAGTTCCACGCCACGTCCATCTCTGGCCGCACTGCTGTGCTCTCCAATGCTCGCTACCTGACTAGCGCTGCTTCTGGGCTGGCCATCCTTGAGCTGAACGGTCCCTCGTTCACGCTCACCGCTGACACCACCACTGCTTGATAGGAGGCCCTACCAATGTCTGAATTTCGTATGGATGAGGCGGGCCTGTTTCTTGAGCGTCAGCTTGAGTACATCCGCCCCCAAGTGTTTGAAACCGTCTACGCGGACATCAAATACCCCACTATTCTGCCTGTGACTGCCGAAGCCGGTAACGCAGCGCAAACCTTCACCTACCGCGTGATGGACAGCACTGGCGACTTCCGCCTGCTGGCTGACGCTGCTGATGATCTGCCTCGGGCTGACATCAGCCAAGTGGAGAAGAGCATCAACATCCGCTCCTTTGGCGGCAGCTTCGGCTACACCGTGCAGGAACTGCGGGCTGCTCAAATGGCCAACATCGCCCTGGAGCAGCGTCGTGCTGCTGCCGTGCGTCGCGCCTACGAGGAGAAAGTGGAAGAGATTGCCATGTTCGGTGAGGCTTCTGCTTCGCTGGCTGGTTTCTTCAACAACTCCACGGTTGACGTGCTGCAGGCTGACAAGTGGTTCACCGACTCCGGCACCACTTCTGAGGAAATGCTTGAGCTGCTGAACTATGGCGTGACTGCCATTGTCAACGGCTCCAAGATGAAGGAAACGCCTGACACCATCCTCATTGCCTATGAGGACTTCCGCGTGATCTCCACCCAGCGCAACTCCGATTCCTCGGACGTGACTGTGCTGGAATACTTCCTGCGCACCAACCCCTACATCACATCCATTGAGCCGATCAATCAGCTCGATGCAGACAACAGCGTACTGAACACCAATCGCATGGTGGTTTACAAGCGTGACCCGCAGAAGGTGCAACTGCACATTCCGCAACCGCTTGAGCTGTTCCCGCCTCAGCAACGTGGTCTGGAGTTCGTGGTGCCTGCTCACGCTCGCGTGGGTGGTGTGGCCATCTACTTCCCCAAGAGCGTCATCTACGTTCAAAACAACTGAGGATGAGAAAGTTTAGGGCGTTAGGCTTGGCGGCAGTTCCTAGTTGAACCAATGCTTATTGCTTATCGCCCTGAACTGGAAAATCCGCCGCGTGAAGGGGGCTTTGGCGTGATCACGAATGCCGGGATTATTCAGCTCACTCCTGGCGTCAATGCAGACGTGCCTGAGTCCAAATGGGCAGAGGCTCGTCAGAACCGACAAGTGAAGCGCCTGATGGCCATTGGTGCCATTGAAGAGATGAAGGACATGCCTACTGTGCAAGACATTCCGCAAAGCGTGGAAACCCTGTCTCAGCTTGCACAGCGCGATGCTCTCAGCATGATCGAGATTATGCACGACGAAGAGCAACTTCTTGACTGGAAGAAGATCGAAGGCCGCATCCGCATCCGCAACGCCATCGCCCGCCGCATCGAAGCCATTAAAACAGGGAAGGCATAATCATGGCCGTCACTGCATCTGGCTTTTTGGAGCGGTTTCCTGAGTTTGAACCCCATCCATCGGGGATCGTCAATGGAGCCATTACTGAAGCATCGGCGGATGTAAGCGAGGACATTTTTGGCAGTCAAACCGACCGCGCCATCAAGCACCTTGCGGCTCACATTATTGCCATTCAACTTGCGCAAATGGGTATCCAAATTGGTGCCACTGAAGGCAAGGTTTATGGCAAAGGGCTTGAGGCCACGCAATATGGCCAAGAGTTCAAACGAATGCTTGAAACCGTCGCTGGTTCCACTTCCATTGGCTTCGTCGCATGATTAACGGCCTGTCGCCACTCGCTAATGCCACCCTGGTTTGGCAAGTGGCTTCGGGCTATGCTCTGGACGAAGAAACTGGCAATTACGTTGGCCTGTCATCAGGCGTCACGTACTATGCCAGTCTCAAGCAAAAGAACAATCCACGGTATGACTACCTTCTAGGCGCTGACAACACGGCAGTGTACATGGAAGGCAGGCTGACAGGGCCTCTGGCATTGTCTGGCATCACTCCCGGGAGTTCGGCTGCTGCAACGATCAATGGAAGGGAAGGACGGTTTGAGCTATTGCCCAATGAACACATTGCCGAACACTACTGGCAGTTCTTAGGCACGCCAATCAGGGGCATTTTTAGACTGGTTGGCAAAGGAAGCGTACAGAACGTCTGACGCTTAACCACTTTCTCTTTCCATTGAGGATTTTCAAATGCTCTACCACCCCACTGAATTGGTTAAGAGCCAAGACGTTATCGTACGTGTTGGCGCTATTCCCCTGGCCTCTGGTCGTCCTGTGATCACGCAGAGCGGCGCTACGTTCACCGTGAGCGGGGCTCCCACCCTCTTCACCCTGCAGGCTGCCACCACGGCTTCTGTGGCCTTCAACGATGGCAACCAAGAGTTCTACCTGCTTGGCGGCGGCGGTTTCGCTGACAGCGTGATCGTCACCAGTCAAGCCACTGCCTCTATTACCTCCTACTTCCAGAAGGACGTTGATGGCACGGTGTTCCTGCCCAACAGCTTTGATGAAGCGTTCCAAGTGATCAGCGCTTCACGCTACGACAAGACCCATGAGGTGTATGTCGAAATCAACAAGCAGCTTGGCGTGAGTGGCACCACTTTCTATTACGACCGTGTGGCTTTCTGCGCTGCCGTGATGAACTACAACGAGAACTACCCTGCTGACAACCTTGTGGAAGTCACCTTTGATCTCGTCAGCCGCAGCCGCATTGGCATCCATCAGAGTGCCACCAGTTCTGGCAGCATCATTCCTGTTGCCCCCAACTGACCTTCTCTCCCATAGCTCTGTTAGCCTCTCCTTACGGGGAGGCTTTTTATTGTGAACATCGCTCAACTCCGCGACATTATTACCACGCTGCTGACAACGCAGCCCGACTTGATTGGCAGTTATACACTGCCTGATGGCAAGACTATTCCTGCCGTGTACGTGGCAGGACAGACAGGCGTGCCTAGTGAATGGAAAGCCGATGGGCTGGAAGTGACAATGCGCCAGTATCCCGAACTGTTACCAACGGCAGGCGTGGGCATTGTTGACCTGTTGAAGCAATGGGAAGTAGTGCTAGTGCAATACAATCCTGATGGAAGACAGATTGCGGAGGCAATGGAGAGAATGACGAGACGTTTTCCTGATGCGACTTTCCGCTACCTACCTGGAAACGACGTGGCTTATGAGCGCTGCCGTGTCATCATTCCCGACAGAGAAGTTCGCACCATCATTCGATAATGGCAATCATTTCCGCGAGGATCATTGGCGCGAAGCAAATTGAGAAGGCATTGCTTGATGCTTTTGAGAAGTGGGCCGAAGAGGATATTAACGATGCCCACTGGGATGATCAGTTCCGCGACATGGAACAATGGGAATGGGATGGAGAGACGAGGCGAAAAAATGGCGAAGTGGTCGGTAGTCCGCGAGACATTTACGACCTTGGCGACCTGTACGAAAGTGGCGTAAAGAGCTTTAAGCTCAATCGTACAACTGCCGGAGCTGAGGCTAATTGGCACTGGGACGCAACGAACAGCAGTGGTGAAGAATACGCTTGGTATGTGCATGAAGGCACAAGGAAGATGCCAGGAAGGCCATTCACTGATGACATTTCTATTGCATCGTCATTCTTCAGAAAGGCGCCTGGCAAGGCTTTACAATTGCGAGTACAGGATGAGCTGAACAAGATCAATGCACGTTGATTACTTGGCCAGCGAAGATGGCAGGGTTCATGCCATTAACTGCACTCAAGAGGCGGCAAGCTTAGAAGCGGGTATTCTCTGTCTTGTTTCCTTTCATGGCGACACGGCTACAATCTGCAATGACAGCCACCGTTTCTTGGTGGAAGTGCCTCCTGAATGTCGTTCCTCTAGTGAGCGCGTCAAGGCTTTCAACGTTACCCTGAACATCCTCAGTCATGAGCAAGTATAGTTTCCTGCTTCAAGGGGAAGAGCCTGAATACTTTGAGCTGCTGCCTGGGTTGCGACTGCGCAAGTATGGCGGCTGGCTTGTTGCCGAATCCATTGAACAAGAGGAAGCAAGCCGTGCTCAGTCACAGGCCACCATCCGCGCTGTGCAACTGGCCAAGAAGATTTCCGCCAGTAAAGGCGTGAGCCTTGAGGAAGCCTTTGACATGCTGCAGGGCGGTGCAAGCATGGGAGAGATGGATTTGCTCAGCGACTTCACGGAAGAGACGCTGGGGATGCTGAACAGCGTGGGCAGCGTGGAAGTGAGCAATGCTCGCATTGTCACCACTTTCATGCGGTGCCGTGGTGAGGCGATGATGGACGGCGAGTGGCAGCGCACTGAAGACTGGTCGCTGGACGACACAAAGGCAATGGGGCGCAAGCTGATTGCTGCCACGCTTGAGTTTATTGCTGACGAGCAGCAAGCTGAACTCGCGGAGGCTGGAGCAGCAAAAAAAGCGAAGACGACGAAGGCTTAAGCCCCGTCGAACGCTTAGAAAAGCAAGCTAGACGCACGCTAAAGAATCTTACGCGCTGGGACGACATTTACTTCCGACTTTCCGCATCGGAATACCGGGATGATCGTTGGTCAGCGCGTAACTTTGGCTTGCAAAGAACTAAGGACGTGGTGAAGGCGCTGAAGTGGATTGAGCGCCATGACGTGAATCGCCATAACATCGACAACATTGCTACTGCCAAACTTGGCGCAGTGGTGGTTGGTGCGCTGGGTGGCAAGAAGGCAAGAGTGAGCCCTGCTGACTTCCTGCCGTTTGATACGCGCAAGATGCAGAAGGATACGGGCGTGACGGAAGAGAGCCTGCGTATTTTGCGTCAATTGCTCAAAACTCGACGGATGGATGGAAGACTGATTGGTATGTTGGCAGAAGAGATCAAGACTGCATCCTCGCGTGAGAATGCAGAATAGTTCGTTAAGCTAAGTGATAATAGGCATGTTGCTGCGATATGGCCGCTCCTGAGCTAAGGCTATCAGTTGGTCTTGACCTGGCTCTTCTCAGGCAGCAAATTTCAACCATTGGTACGCAGCTTGGCGGGCAGCCAATTACGCTGCGAACGCAGTTTGACAGGCGCCTGATTGCCACTCAATACAGGGCTCTTGATCGTTTTCTGAACAGCAAAACGTTCACGCTGAAAATTAAAGACGTTCAGCTTGACGCTTCCATAGCGAAAGCAGAAAAACTGAAAGACAGGCTGGAGGCACTGCAAGATACAAAGCTAGAGATTCCTGTTAGTGGCAGGGCAGCAGTCAGTCAGCGTGAAGCCCGCAAGATTCGCGCTGATGTCTACAGAGGCATCATGGCTCAAGGGGGCAAGATACTGCTTCCCGTGGGACTGCAGCCACTGTCCGATAGTGCCGCGAGCAAGTTCAAGGCAGATGTAGTTAGAAAGCTTGGTTCTGCCACTATTGACGTAAAGGCCAATCTGCAATCAGCAGCAATTCGTGGCGGCGCCAAGACGCAAGCAGAAATTGATGCCGAGGTAGCGCGTGGAATGCAAACCATTAGCGCAATGGGTGCGGCACGAATGGCTGGCGGCGGCGTCACGGAAGCCGCTCGACGTTCGCAGCTTCAATCCCGCTTAGAGACTGGTGGCTTCACGAATGAGCAACTGAGGCAGATTGCTAAGCAGATGAATGTATCTGGCGTTAGCAAACTAAACAAGGGCAACATCATTCAAAAGATTGTTGCCGATGCGTCAGTGGAGATGATCAAGAAGTTTCTTGATCCTCAGGCTGTGATGCGCAATCCAGACAGGAGCGGCGTGCAGCGAGTGTTGGATACGTTTGCCAGGGGCGTCTTCCACATGCTGGGCATGGACCCGGCGCAGGTTGCGGCACAACGAAGAGCGAGGCTTGCCCCTCCTGCGATCAACTGGCCTGCTCAGGTGCCGCCAAGCTCTCGCCCTCCCATTGGCCCATCCTCTACTGGCAGGGCGCTGCCGCCTGGCGCAAACTTTGCAGCACTACCCGGCACGTCATTCGCAGAGCAAAAGCGACTTGTTGGCGACATTCTTTCCCCATCTCTAAAAGAAGCTCTACGTGGAGCCGCTAATGCTTTTGTCGATTCAATAAGAGCCGAGTTAAATGCTGCAGTGCGCTCCGTAAACGTGCGTGATCTTGGCACTTCCATGCAGGCAGCGTTGGGTGGTCGGCAGATCGCAGGATTACTGCCTTCCGCTACTGGTATGTCCGTGCAAGATCGCATTGCACAGGCGTATCAAAGATCAGCGGCGCGTGGCTTGTCAGTGATGGCAGAAGGCGTTGGTGGAGGCGGCCCACCTCAACTTCCCCCTGGTGTTGGTCGGACTCCTGCGCCTTACGGAGGAGGCGGGGAAAGACCTTCTACCGCACTTCCCTCTGGCTACCTCGCTGGTGGTCGATTCGCCAAGTCGCTAGGAGAAGCTGACCGTTACCTTCGTCAAGCAAGAGTGCCGCTTGCTGGTGCTATTGAGGAGCTTGCTGGAGAGTTCGGGCAAGCTACGAAACAAGTGTTGCTGTATGGCGCTGCTTACAAGGGCTTGGCGTTCATCATGGACTTGCCGCGTCAGGCGCTGGATGCTTCTAGCGCCCTGCAGTCTATCCGCAACCAGCTCAATGCCATCACTGGCTCCGCTGCGGAGACTGACCGTTCCTTTGCCTTCTTAGACAATTTGGCGGATCGCTTTGCCGTGCCATTGGCAAGTATCAGGGAAGGCTTTGCCCGCATGTACGCCTCGATGGCGCCTGCAGGGTTTGGCGCGGAAGAAATCCAAAACCTGTTCACTGGTGTGTCAAAGGCTGCTGCCACATTCGGCTTGAGTGCCGACAAGGTAGACAGGGTGACATACGCCCTTTCTCAGATGGCGAGCAAGGGGCAGATCACGGCAGAAGAGCTGCGTGGGCAGTTGGGCGACGTGCTGCCTGGAGCATTGGCGCTTTTCGCAGAAGCAGCGCAAATGGACATTCCTGAGTTCTCCAAGGCGATGGAGGACGGAGCTTTCAGGGGCAAGGCAATGCAGCAAGTGCTTAATAATGTAGGCATTCTGCTAAATCGAGACTTTTCTCAAGGTGCGGCTGGTGCTGCCAAAACTCTTCGTGGTGCGCTGAATGACATGCAGAATAGCGTGCTGAGGCTGTACGAGGCATTTGAGCCGCTTGTAAACATTGTTGCACAACAGGCTTTCCCATTGATCTCTGAGGCTGTTGCAAGTGCAACGCAAGCAGTGCAAGCATTCGCTGCTGCAGCGCAAGGCAACGCTGGCCCCGCTGGCGCATTGAGCGGGCAAGCACTAGCCATTTATACGGTGTTCCAGCAGATCACTGAAATTGGCAGGGCGCTAGGCGATGTGATTATGAGCCTGGCGCCAACATTTGCGGAGCTGGGCAGGTTCATTTTGTTCGCATTGGAGCAAATTGCTCGATTCATCAATACTCCCGTTGGTGGATTCTTGGCCAACTTTGCCGCGAAGGTTGCGCTTGTAACTGCCGCACTTCAGCTTATGGCGAAGGCTGGAATCGTGGCAGCGGTGAGAGGATTGGTCCTGCTTGCCACTCAAACTCAAGCGACCATTGTGAAGCTCAGAGTTCTTATTGCCACGTCTGCGGCTGCAAAGGCGGCTCTTGCTGGCATTGTCGTAGCGGCCGTGTGGACTGCTTTTGAAATACTCGCCAATTCGATTGACAGAGTAAATCAAAAGCTGGCAGAGTCTGCGGCAAGGGCTAGGAAGGCACGTGATGAATTGAACGAGATGGCCGTTGCTGGCATGACTGAGCCTATAACACGGAAGCTAGGTGAAGCGGAAGAGAGAGTGCAGTCCTTCAAGAGGTCACGCGACATCTTGGCGACGATTGCCGCGAAAGGCCCTCAGCAGGTATCGGAAGAGGATTTCGCCAGGCTTCAACGCAGTGGATTAGCCGCAGGACTAGCCCGTGGCCCCGGCGGTTTTGTGCAACGGGCTGCAGGAGGCGTTCCTCTTGTCGGGGCATCGCCTGACATCACACAACAGCAGGCTAGTGCCAATTTACAACTAGCTGAAATTGCTTGGCGTGAAGCGTTAAGTGACGCAGGAAACGCAGCGGATGAGTTGAAAACCGCCGTTCAAGTGGCCAATCAAAGCAAACAGCAAGCCCTCACCCCCATTGACCTACAGCCTTCTGGTGATCCAGACAAGGCAGCCAGAAAAGCTGAAGAAGATCGCGCAAAACTTGCCGCAGAGCAACAGCGCCTTGCGGAGCAATATGCTCGACAACAAGGACAGCTAATCACTGCAACTGCTGAGTTCCAGAACGATAAAGACAAGCTCCGCTACGAGCAAATGCGCGAACTAGCAGAGCAAAGTTTTGAGCTGGAAAAATCGCTCATGGATGCAAAGTTTGATTATGAAATGGCTGGCATGAATGAAATACATGCCAAGAATAAGCGCAATGAAAAAGAGCTTCTTGAAATACAAATGCGTAGCATCAGGCGTCTTTCTGAGGCCACTGCTCGCGTCACGGAAGCTGGCATGAAAATCAATGCGGCCAAGGCGCTGCGGGCGGCAAGTCAACAAGCGGCGGCACTGCTGCCCGCAGAAGGTGCGGCGGCGATGGGCGGACAGGGTAATGTTCAGAACTACCTAAGGCGACTTGCTTTCCTTGAGACACGCATCAGAAACGTGCCCAATGCGGAAGGGTCTGGAGCAATGGGCTACTTCCAGACAAAGGGACCATTCCATCAAGAAGCCCTTGCTGCTTCTGGAGGGAAAAACTCAAGATCGGCAAACTACAGCGAGTCGGCTGCTGCAGTTGAAGGGTGGATCAAGCGGCATCGGCCACGCGCTTATGAGGCGATTGTCGCGGGAAGGTTTGATGATGCTGACGCGATCCTGAGCCAAGGCACTTGGCCATCGCTGCCAGGCGGTAGCCAGGCGCAGCCTCCCGAGATCCAACGTCAAGCAAAGCAGTTTTTGACGCCTCCTGCAGCTCCAGCCCTTCCGCGTCCTGCTGTTGCACCTCGCTTTAGCAGGGGGCAAATGTTCCAGGGCTTCCCTATTACAAGCGTACCGGGCGAGTCCCGCGCCTACCGTGGGGGCACGCATGAGGGATATGACGTAGCTACCCCCATTGGCACCGCTCTGTCCTACGCCATTGGCGGGATTGTTAAGCGAATTGACAAAGTAGGTAAAGGAAACATCGGCAAGATGGTGGAAGTGCAATTAGAAAATGGAGTGGTTGGCTTTTCTGGGCATTTAAGCGAAGTATTGGTAGAGGTTGGTCAGCGTTTTACGGCCAATCAGGTTATCGCTAAGACTGGTGATACAGGAGCGGGAGGCGCTCACCTTCATCAAGAAAGTGCGCCTTTTGGTTATAAGCAAGGTCGCGCAGGAGAATCAATGGCATTCCTGCAGCTTGGAGGACGAAGGCAAGCTGCACCAGTGTCTGGCGCTAGACAGTCAATCGTCAGAGCCGAACAAGGTGCTGAGTTCAGCGTTGAACTGGCTGAAATGGAGAGGGCAAACGTCTTAGCCATTGAACTAGGGAAAGTTGTCAATGGGGCGAGGGTTGACCTTGAGCAAACCCGCGCACTTCTTGCGCAACAAGTGGGAGAAATCTTCCCCGTTGAACAACTGCGTCTTGATGCGCAGTTGCTAAAAGAACGCAATGCCCTCCTTCTGCAAGGCGCTCCAGAGGAGTACATCCAAGCTCGCGAGCAAATCACGCGAGCCGACATTGCTGGCACATTGCAAGCGGAAACTTATAGGCAGAAAATTACAGAGTTGGAAGTTCAAGAGAAGACGCTTGCAGAGCAGGTCAAGAAAGGAGGAGAAATGCAGGCTCTCTACGAGGCCGAGTTAAAGGGAGTACAGGATCGAATCGCGTTACACACAAAAGCGCTGGAATCCGTAACGACGCAGCAAGCCGCATACAACGCAGAAGTACTGGAGGCTTCGCTTTTGGCGTTGAAAAACGCTGACGCGATGAAGGCTATGGAA